ACACTACCGTTTGAATCCCAATGAGATTCGATTTTTACGTCTATGTGACCAGTTTGCAATTCAACAGGGTCTTCATAGTCTTCAAACTCTCTCAGCTTAGCTTCTGTAAGCTGGCTCTTAAAATCATCATCAGCGACAGGCTCTTGACCACCAACAAAAATTCCGCGAGTATCATTGACTTGCAGCGTAACCTCAGTAATCAGTTTATTTTTATCAATCAGCGTTTCGCCATTAAGGGTATCAATGTCAAGTGTGGCTATATCGGAAGTGATAGGAAGTCCACCATGGATAACCGCATAGGGCTTATCAAGCGTAATTGTTCCATTCTCGACAGTGACAATATTATAAGAATTGTTATTAGGATTCGCAGCAACAAACCTGTCGGCGAAAACGCTTAGGTCCTTGCCCTCAAGGTGCCAAAAACCGCTAACCTGATCTACAGCGCGCGCCCAATCAGTCACAGCAATAGCTCTAAGACTTACAGGTACTGTCTTGTGCGCTGTTCCGGTAACGACAGTTCCACTTGTATACCCTTCGATTGAAAACCGGATAACATCATTGTCAGCGCCGGTAAGGAAAATCTGATTGCCAACGTCGTCAGCGGTAAATGTCCCGACGCTGCGTGTTAGCGTCAGCGTTTCTGTAGACAACCAATCTGTGCCTCCAGATAACGTCATTGTTTCAACGCCAGTATTTCGACCGTCATAACTCAGCCCACAATCCACAAACTTCGCGTCAATAACGTCTTCAAAAAATCTTGAATTAAGGCGCTCAACATACCGGACTGTGCGCTCGTCTATGGTCCTTTTAATTACCAGATAAACCGCGTCTTCCGTACCCTCCGGAATCGAACATACTTGCTCAACCGTTCCATCAAAATCGTGCCGGTGCCACGCCGCAAATTTTTGCTCTCGAATATAAGTAAGACCAAGAAGAACGCCATCGCTGCGGACAACCCAAGCAATAGAATTAGGAACTTGCTGATACGTCCAGTCGCGAATAGTATACCCCTCGAAAAGATGGGCAGCATAAATCGACAAATCTTCGCCTTTAAACCCCTCGATTGAATCATTGTAAAAATCACGGATGATGGTGGACCGAGCCTGGACAATCAATGCCGTTGTGCCAAGGATAAGAGGCGACAGCGTTGAAGAACCAATATAAGATTTTTTCTTTGGATTAGGATTTCCTGGAGTCACAACGCCGTCAACTCCTCCCTCAATCGAAACTTCTCCGCCAGCAGTAAAACAAATCAATCCGTCAAGATCAATCATTGACCGAATTGAATTTACGTTGCGTCCAGTAACCGGAAATTGAATAGCGTCGTCGTCTTGCAATGGAGAACGGATTGAAAGATTTTTAAAGTTTCCGCTGCGTGTCGCAAAAACGTCTTCCGGATTATTGCGTGTACTTGCAAAAAAGTGCCTATTCTGAAAATAAGCCGAATTGGATGGGAAGTTTCCAGCAGGTTTTACGGTCCCGCCCGCGGTGTATGCGCCATAGCCTGTCGTGTTTATCGCGGTTCCATCAAGGTCCGTCAGAGAAAAAGTGTTCGCTGAAATATAGACCACAAGAAAGAATAGGTTATTTAGCTGAGTCATTCCTCCAACGCTCTCGATATAGCAAAGGTCGCCGTCAATCATTCCATGCGAATTCGCTGTAATCACTCCAGGGTTAGCTTGGGTCGCTCCACTGATGTTTACTGCATTTTCAAGACCAAAGGGGTCATTCGCGATTGGAGGAGTGTTTTCAAAGTCAGGGTCAATCCCATTGTCATTAAAAGTCGTTCCAGCAGAAACACCAACAAACCCGTAAATCCCATCACCTGTCGTACCTGTAGGAATAGCTTTTTGACGATAAATATTATATTCCTGAGCCCCAGTAACAGCAGAAAATGTAACTACGTTTGGAGCCGCCGCGGTCGGCGTGTCTTTGTTTGTAAGGGTAGCAGAAGCAGAAGGAAGGCTCTCCTCAAAAGTTTCGGCTAGGACCGCGGTTATTTTATAAATCCAGTCTTTTCCTGTTCCGGTTCCACCAGAAACTGATTGGCCCGTAGGTGCTGAAATCCCAGGAGCAAATGTAACGATAGAAAGAGTCCATGCTGTGTGGCCGGTACGAGCCAATTCCCGCACATAATATTTATTGTGAGTCAGCGTTATAACGTCGCCAGACTGGTCAAATTTGAGCGTTTGAAGGTCCGTTTCAACGTATGGCGTAATTATGGTATAAACTCTCTTTGCCGTTCCTCCAGAGGTCCATGAGCCCATAGAAGTCGTATTTACATTGGTTCCGTCCATGTACTGCAATTCAAAAGTATTCGCGCCGGAATTGACGTTAGCTATCTTGAAATTCCTGCCATTAAGGTATGTCCCAATGGCGCCCGTGATACCGGAAATATAGACTTCCTCGCCATTTACAGGGTCCGTTCCGGTGTACGTTACAACGCCAGGGCTGGAGTTCGAAATTCCCGTGATAGTCAACGTCAGGTCGTACTGATACACGCCATTGCGGATAACGCGCATGTAAAGGTGTCCGAATTCAAGCATGTATGTCTGATCGGAATTGAAAACGAACGGGACAAGCCGAATAGTTCGCTCGGAGTTTTTTACTTCGCCGGTAAAAGTTGTTCCTGGTCGATTCTGGCCGCCTCCGTGTTTAGGAATAATCACGTTCCGGCAGGTCTTCAATCCGGTCGCGTATTTTACAAGGTCTACGCGAGCATGAAGACTTGGAGCCAGTTCACCGCCAGCAAATGAGCGTTGAATTACAGTAGCCAATTTTTACTCCGTTTCGTCTTCGGTTCCTTCGCCCATGCCCTGTTTGTTTCCGTAAAGGGCGCTCGCGAGGTCTTTCTTTTCTTTCTTCGGCTCAAGGGCCATATCGGTAATTTGAATCGACATACTCTGGCGTTTTCCACCTTCGTCTGAGTCTTCGTCAACAACCCTTTTAACCTCAACGATTGCCATAAGCATCATCTGCGTTCCTGTTTTTGGCAATTTTTCAAGGCCTAACTTTTGCATCACGGAATCCTCAAGATGAATACTAAGTCCGTAAGGATAAGAGGCAGAGTCCTTGCTGGGCATCGGCTCAATCATTGACTTTGTTTCAGCTGCGCTCATTTTCATATTTTTAAGATTCATCTATCTCGCCTCCTCTGGCTCTGATGTGTTCGGCTTGTGGGGGTTCTTCGTCTTGTTGTTCCATCAGAGCATTGGCCTCAGCCCTAGCTCTTTTTTGCTCGTAACGCGCCGCAGCAAGTTCTCCAAGTTTAGCAGCGTCGCCGGACTTCGTAACGCTTGGAGCAATATAACTGGCGAGAAGAAAAGACAACGCCACGATGTAATCTCGCGGGTGGCCCTGAACGTCCTCATTCAGCTTTGAGAATTCGCACTCTGCGTCTTTTTTATCTGTTAAAATCAATTTTCCCTGATTGTCGCTGATGATTTTGTACGGGACTTTGGATTGCCGCGTATCATTTCTGGTTCCACTCAGAATTCTTAAAAACATCATACAGTCAGACGGATAACGATAAGAGTAAGCCCATTCGTCGTTCGGGTCTTCTTCGACAAGCGCCAGCGGCTCAATAAATTTTCCGAACGGGTTAGCGAAATCGCGCTGAGATTCTTCCAGGGCGATAGGATAAAAAACTCGGCATGCGTTAGCCTCAGCTGACTGGTCCGTATCTAAATCGGCAATAGGCTTCGTTGAGCCAAGATGCCGCAGCGCCATATTCGAAATTGATGTTTCAGAAACTTGACTAGCCATTATCTGCGCCTCCGTCTGAAAAAGGTTTGCATTCCTCCGTCTATGGCCCCACCACCAGAGCTTGTCGTTATCTGGATAGTTCCATTTGTAACGCCAAGCAGCCATGTTTCAGCCGTTGTTCCATCGACGATATTAACCGTGTCGTTTTGAACCGTCGCTGTAGATTCTACGCCAAGCTGGCCATCCTCAACAAAGATTTTCCAGTGCGTCGAAAGATCACCTTGGTCGAGAACAATAGGCTCCGCTGATGGTCCTGCGGCGCCAGTTTCAACGTATATTTGGCCAGCATCAACCTTGATCGCTACCGCTGCCGCCGTCGTTCTATCTGTTACAACGTAAGACGTTGCCATATTTTTCCTTTACCAGAAGATCAAGTGGACGAAAAAACCTGTCATAGCGACCCAAAATAAAGTTATTGGAACGTACCCAATCCATCCTACGCGCTGAATATATTTTTTATAGGCAGTTGAGATTGTCATTTTCTCAAGCTTGCCTTGCTCGTTAGGAAACCCAATCGTCAACCCGTAAATTTCTCGCCAACAAATCCAAATTGCAATGACAATAAAAATCTCAAACCAAAGAGGATTTCCAGTAAGAATGAGTATGGTCACAGACAAGGCTGAGCAGATAATAAGTACCCACAAACCAACCGTGCGCGCTATCCCTGTCGGCGTCATAGCCATTATTTTTTACCTTTCTTAATAGCAAGCGCATCGACCTGAGCCTTGCCAGAATAGCAACCCATTTCCTGCGTCGTCTTGATCTGAGTCGGCTGCGGTCCGTAGCCGGTGTCAATAGCAACGGTCATTTCAGAACCGGCAGGGAGTTCGAAATAATCAGGGTACGCAACAAGCAGAGCCTTGTTTGAAGCGCAACCGTTAGAGATTAGCGTTAAGACGGTTAATAGCAGAGCGAATATCAGCTTGTTTCCCATTTTTTTCAGCCTCCAATAGTTTTTGAAAAGTGGCGTGGATTTCTTTTCTGTTTGCATCGTCCAAGCGAATCCACCATCCCAATAATCCGGCGATGATCTTCAAACCCTGGCCGATGATTTCAAGAATACCCATTAGAGCCATCCCAACTGCTTAGGAAACATATCTTTGAGCTTCTTCAAACATGCGCCAAGCGAGCCTGAAACAGTCAGCGCGACGAGGGCTTGATGATCGGGCGAAAGATCATAATGCAACTTTTTCAACAGCACAGCCGTCGCAATACCAGCCGCAGCTGTCCCTGCGTGTTTAACGCCCTTCCATATAACTCTCGAAAGACCAGATTTAATATTATCAATTATCCCCATGGAATCTTCCTCCTTTTAATATTTCATCATGCTTGAATTTTTTGAGCTATCATTTCTCTAAGTTCATCAATTCGCTTCCAAATTGCACGAATATCTGATTCGCGTTTCTCGCGCTCTAAAACAATCTCTCCTTCGCGTTTTCCAATCTCGCTTTTAAGGTCTTCCTTTATTCCGATCAAATGCTTGTCAAGAGTGTCTACTTTTGACATTACTGTTCCACCCCAATAAACCATCGTAATAATACAGCCTATTAACGCCAGAACAATCGTGACCAAAATGCTGAATAGCGGAAAGAACCAATCAGGCATAAATCTCCTTTCCTAGAAGAAAATTAAAAAGTTTCCCGCCCCAGTTGGAGCAGCTACAGTGTCCCAATTCGTTGTTCTTGTATTTGTTCCCGTTGGATTATGAACCGTATTACCCGCGCTTGAATCAATGTCAGTGGCCGTCACACCAGATACCGATTGTGTGCCGCTAACAGTTAGAACAGCCGCCGAGGATGCGGTTACTGCGTCTAGCGTGCATCCGGTAGCCGTAAATGTTCCGGCCGCATTTGTTGAATACGTTTTTGTTGACGTAAGGTGGACTGTCTTCCCACTGTTAATGGTCATGTTATAGAACGCAATTCCGTTCACGGAGCAAGTTGTTGTTCCGTTGAAAATAACCGTGGACGTTCCAGCGGTAAAAGTTCCGGTCTTAGCAAAATTACCTGTGATCGTTATGGTATTTGAACCAGCGGAGAGAGTTGTCCCTGAGTCAATAGTGAGGTCGGCAGTATTTAGATTCCCTGTCAGCGTGATCGTGCCGCTAGAATAGGTCTGAAATACGTTCCAAACAATCGAACCTGAATTAACATTCTTTGACCCTACAAAGCGAACCGTTGAGCTTGTTGTTGTTACTGAGCCAGCGGTGTGAGTGAAATTACCATCCCAACGGACAGCGCCTGAAACAGTGAGCGCAGAACCACTCTTGTTGACAGTCATGGTCCCGCCGCCAATCACATAGGTTGTGTTTGTAGCGGACCATGTTTGCGCTCCCGAACCAGTAAATGTTAGGTTGAACGTGCCGTTGACTTGATTGCCGCCAGTGTTGATAAAATCACCGGAAAGCAAAATGGTATTTCCATTTATCGTGGATGTGCCAACTGAACCTGCGCCAATGTCTAGCGTGTGCGCAATGGTCATGTTGTCGGCAAGAGTCAATGTCCTAGAATCTCCCAATCCAAAATCGTAGAAAGTTATCGAGCTATTAGAGGTGATTGTATAACTCAAGCTCTGATCTTTTAAATATGTAGCCACTGTATTAGTTGTAAAATCGACAGCCCCAGCCTGATGCGTGATACCATTGTATGGGATTAAACCGCCTGAAAAGGTTAGTGTTCCGCTTGCTTTATTTATAATCAGAGTTCCTGGGACATTGACGTAACTCGTATTTCCGGTATAGGTTTGCGCTCCCGTTCCATTCATTTCAATATCACAATCGAGTGAAGCCGAACCATTACCAGATGCCCTTCCAGAGGTAGCGGTTACATTCCCAGCTACGAGTATTTTTTTATTTCCGTCAAAATTCGTTGTACTTACAGAATTTATCAAAATGGCGTCATGCGCCACAGTCATATTGTTTGAAATTGTGAATATAAACCCTTCCGAAAAATCGACGTCGTAGAATGAGTTTCCCGCTGTGCCTGGATTGATTGTTGATGTGGCGTTGAAGATGAAGTTTTGGTTTCCGTGAGCGAATGTGCTATTTGCGAAAGTGACGTTTCCGCTGACGGTCATGGTTACAGAAGCCGTTATTAATCCGCTGTATCCAGTAGTGTTGATCGAAGCGATTGCAGCGGTAATGTCCCATGTGCAATTATCGTTTCCTGTGACAGGGAAAGCGCCATCGAAGATAACGATATCCGATGTTGTAGGGGCGACACCACCGCATCCAGACCAATTCGTCGCATCAGAGGCATTGGCTCCACCAGCGCCGGTATATGTGCAAGTGTTGGCGAACGCTGGTATCGCTGAGAAAAGCAGAATCCCAAGGGCTAGGATTAGTTTATTCATATTATGCGTCAGGGTCATTTTCAGATGCGCTCAAGGTTTTATCAGCGTCAACAATCGCTTGAACGGCTGATGTTTTTAAAATATACGCGGCTCTGTCCTTCAATTCATTTGCCTTGTTTCGAATAGCATTTTTAACATCACCCTTACGATTAGGGCGTGTAACTTCCTGCTGAACAATCACTGGCGAGGCGATTCCATTACTGCAAGAAAGAGTCAGGTTTAAATTCTCACCGCGATTTTCCGTAGAAACCTTGTCGCACTTCCAAGGACCGGCAAAAGCAGTTTGAGTCATAGCTAAGATCATTACCAAGATAAAAGATATTTTTATCATAAATCTCCTTTAAGCGCTTGCGATACAGCGCCATTTTGAAGTCGCGCTATTATATTGGAACCCAACAACTTTAGGCAGCGTCGTGGAGCCGTTGCTTGTGGTCGGAACGGTAGCGTTGGTGCTGTTCTCGGTATTAACCCATGTGATCGTTTGGGCTGCTGCGGTTGCATCAAGAACGTTTACAATTACCAACTGACCGTTGACCGCGCTAGTTGTGGTCATTGTGATCGTGAGAGTAGCGGCGGAGTTATTTGTCACGGTGTTGAATTTGTAGGTAATCGGAACCGTTGCCGCGTTACCCGATGCCGTGATCGCATTGTTGGTGAAATTAGCAGTTCCTGGAAAAACAAAAGAACCTGAGCTGAAAGTCCCAGCAACGACTGATGCCGCAGGGAGTCCCGTTGCATTTGTCAGCGTTCCAGATGAAGGTGTGCCTAGAGCCCCGCCATTCACAACAAAAGCACCTGCGCTACCTGTATTTACAGCAAGTGCCGTCCCAACTCCGGTTCCAGGAGTTATACCGGCCCAAGTCGTAAGGTCCGAATCATAGGCCTGAGTATTAGTCCCGATTGTAAGACCAAGGCTTGCGACAAAAGCAGCGAAGTTTGCAGACCCGAGCAGGGTTTGCACGTTGGCAGATGGAGTAATGCTGGCATACGTCGTCAAATCAGCGTCGTATGCCTGAACACTTGTGCCGATAATTAAATTTGGAGAAAGTTTCCATTCAGAACCAGAACAATCACCGGCAGTTGGAAGGCAAACGTAAAGAGTCTGCGCGTCCTGTTCATAGCAAATGTCATGCACCTTACCATCGGTTAAGGCCGTACAATCCGTGGCGTGTGTACGGAAGCGCCAAGAATAAAATGTATCGGCCTGCGCGAAGTTACAAAAAACCAACGATAGAGCCAGAAAAAAAGCAAGTATTTTTTTCATAGATCACTTCGCTTTCTTCATAAAAACAGTTACGGTAATGTCCGTGCTAGCACCCTGCCCACTCATTACGGGCTTGATGTAACGAGTAAGTTCCATAATTTGCTCAATCCTGTCAGAGCTTGTAAAGCTAATCGCGTTTCCCTGCGGGTCCGTCAGGGTTTGGTAATTCGCCCCATCATTTGAGCCTTTTAAAACGACCGTAGCGCCATCCCAAGTTCCTTCGATTTGAATGCTGCGATCAGAAAAACCGCCCATTTCAATCGCTTCCGCCGTTGTATTCGCGTTAGTCAAATGCGCCCATTCAATAATGTGGCAATTCCGTTCATTGAAAGCGGTCATTGGAGTTCTTGTAGCGGCTACTTCGGCCATGGCTTTTCTCCTTTATATTTCGATTTAAATTACGTCTTCGTCGCCTGTCGGCGCTCCGGCTCCAGCAGGGGCCGATTCAGACTGTTTTTGCTGATCTGCGGCTGGCGCAGAGATTTTTCTGCCGTCAACTTTTTCCATCCAAACATCAGAAAATTGTTGATCGACCGTAAATGTTTTTTTGCTCCGGTGTCTATCGGGACCGGAAACGCCTTCAATAGGAACTAATACAAAAACGTCACCAATGTAACGATACTTCCCGCCGTAAAACCCGTTCTTAGTCGCTCGCACTTTCATAAATTATTCTCCTTTTGATTTTTAGAGAATGTAGGCGGGGGGCAACTCGCCCCCCACCATATTCTTTTACACCGCGATTAAGAAATCGTGATGTTATCCGCAAACGCCTGCCACTTCTGGATGTTGTTCGTCAGATACGACGTAACCGTACCAGTCGTGAGATTGCCGTTATTCGGCGTGTAGAGTAGCCGAATGTAACGGTAATTCAAAGGCGTCATTCCAGGGTGCAAACGGGCGATGTAAAGATTGCCCGCGGCAGCCAACGCCGGAATGATAAACAGGTCCGCCGTGCCATCCGGCGTAAACGAGGTCGTGCTGTCGCCTTCAAGAGTGACCGTCAGCGTTGAATCGCTGCCTGAGTCTGTGAAAGCAACATCGACAGAAACAATCACATACAACGGCTCGCCTGTTCCGATATCGCGGACCGCTCCAAGATCAATCGTATTCGTCGAACCCGCGGCAGCGGTAATAGCCTGCGCGTTTGAAAATCTTAATTGAGAGTCGAGTAACATTGTGATTCTCCTTATTTTTAATTTTCAAATGGGCGGGGGCGCATTGTCCCCCGCCGCTTATTTTGAAAAATGGTTAGGCAACAGCCGCTTCTGATTCGGTAAGCTGATCGCAAATGCGAATCGGAATACCGCGGAACGTCAAAGCCTTGCGGCCGTCAACGTCCTCGTACTTCAACTGACCGCCAGACTGAACATCGTCACGGCCCTGAATATCAAGCATTTCTTCGCAGGTCCGGTTCATGTAGAACGATGCTCTGCCCATTCCCATTGAAGGAATGCGCTTCGTGGCCTTAATCATCAACTCCCGAAGATCGGCAGCCGAGGACTTCGCAACAAGCGCGGAAATATCCAGGTGGCAGATACGCACCGCGTAGCGCCAGTCTTTGACGGCCAGACCACACTTCCATTTCCACAAATCCATGTACGCGCGAAAACGGTTATTGTCCGAGTCAAAGGCATCGGCCAGCCCAAGGTCCTTGTGTTCAAGCCCTGCCATAGAGCCCTTCGGGAAAATCCCGTGCAGCGTTTGCGCTCCCCACACGACAAGCCAAATCGAGGAGTTATCCGAACCGGAACCTCCGCCCGACAGCACGTTCTGAGAAACGTTCCCACTCAATGAATTGTACCGAGGAGCAAGTCCGGTAAACTCATTCGGGGTCGTGCCGCTGTTCCCGTAAAACAAAAGCTGGGCCATTTTTTGGTTCATAGCTTCCGTGAAGGGCTGCGCTTCCGAAAGGCGAAACGCATTCAAATCACCTTCAAGATTCGCTTCGTCCTCGTCCACCTGGGAACGCGCTTCGAGCATGGCGCACGCATCTTCAATCTGCGCCGTGGTGCTTTTGCTGGTTGCGACACCTTGATTGAAATTACGCGCCGTCACGGTCGGCAGGCTGGTACGCAGCGTGGTCCGGTTTCCGGTCGCAAGGTTACCTTCTTTCCAAAGAGCATCCAGCAGAATTTCATTCGTCTGTTGCAGCATTTCGACAATATCAGCCGTCTTGCCATTCGGGTCGCGGCGTTTCGCCCAATCCGCGAGCGTTAAAACTGTTGAGCCTAAAGTAGCCATTTTTTTCTCCTTTTAAATTATGTTTACGCTTGTTGTTGAGGATTTGTGCCGCCGTAAAACCTATCCGCGCGACTTTTTTCTTTCTCAGCAGCTTGGGCTCCAGCAGCAATAAAATTATCTTCGCCCATAGCCCCAGCGATTTTTACAAGCATTCTGAAAAGACCAGGATGCCGACCGAGGCCACTGTCTGTTAATTCTTTTTTAAATTCCGGTGTTCCGAAGGCGTCTAAAACGCGGGCCGCTTTCTCGTCATTCTCACCGAGTTTATCACCGCCCAAAACTTTATCCGCCTTCAATTCCTCCAGCCATCCGTTGTTCATTTTTACAAATTCCGCTTTTTGGTTTTCGCGGTCTTTGCTAATAGCAGCGCTTTCGCGCTCAACGTGCGCCTGGGCTTGTTCATTCGACAATCCTTGCGCCTTCGCATAGGCGACAATCTCGTCGAGGTTTGCTTGATTAAGCAAGGTTTTTTCTGGCAATTTTAAATCGTATTTATCCGGCGCTTTTCCTGGCTTGTTTTCCGCTAGGGCTTTTTCCGACGCTTCTTTTTCAGCTTTATAAGATTCCTTTGTTTTTGTCAAAAGTTCAGTCGCTGTTTTTTTCAATTCTGCTTTCTTAGTCGCGTCCGTTTCTTTGTCGTATGCCTCTACAGCCGCCTCAGCTTCTTCGTGATATTGCAAAGCTGTTTTGGCTTCGGTCGTCGTTTTCTGAGCCGTTGCTGCCGGTGTTCCTGCCGCAGGTGCGTTTGCTGCTGGCGTCGCTTCTGCTGCTGTTTTTGCCGCTTCGGGGGTAGCCTGCGCGGTGTTTTCGTTAGCCATTTTGAGCCTCCTGTTTTGCTTCCTTCATCATTAGAAAATACGCTTCATCGTCGACCTGTGTAATCTCACCCGTTAAAAATAAACCAACTTCCTGCATACCGGCCAGCTTATGAATCTCAGCGCTTGGGCGCCAAATTGACTGAAACATATTGCAGTAACAAAGAATCCGCCAAATAAATCTCCGGCCCTGCCGACTTGACAAAACAGACCGAAGATCATTCGCCGCCTGAATCTCGCGCTGTTTTTGGGTCATGGCCGCTTTTTTAACTTGCTCTTTATCGGCGGCGTTCTTCACTAGCGCCGCCGGTTCTTGAGTTTGTCCGTCGTTCATGCTGCCGCCCCCTGTCCTTTTTCAGTTTCAGCCTGCGCAAAGGAATGCGCCGCTTTGCCCATCTTTGACGCTGCGCTTGCTCCCTTATCCAATACTTCTGCCATCTGAGCCTGGGCCGCGGCTTGCTGCTGCTGAATCACAATCTCCGCAACTTCTTCGTCGGTTCGAATGATGCTTGGCTCAAGTCCAAGACGATCAGCATAAACATCAATCATCTGGTCGACATTTACCTTACGGATAATTCCAGGGTCGCCAGTTTGCGCCGCCAGGTTTTGAATGAATCCTGAAAAACGCTCAATCGTAGAAACGCCAACAAGTTTCTGAGCCTGAGCCATTACGCTTATATACTCAACCTTCAAATCCATTTCAATCAATTCTGGAGGCGGAGGCGGAATCAAAGCCATGTGTTCCTTATCAGTTCCCCAAAGCGGCTTCGATTGGCGCTCAGCAATAGCATAAGTAATGTCAATCAACGGATTGAGCAAATCCTTATTCAGCTGGTCAAGCACCGGCCCAAGCGCCAAAAGTTTTTCTTCGCGCCGCGCGTCAATCTCGGTCGCTGTGCGCTCGCGGTCTTCGCCGGAAATAATGACCAAAAACAAATCTTCGTAAAACGCGCGGCTGATAATTTTCTGGACCGCCTGAATATCCAAAAGCAAGTGCTGCAAATCAAGCTGAATATCATGCGCGCGCCGGAATCCCTTAATGCCTTCGCGCTCGTCCGTGTAAGTAATATCTCCAGGGAGAATCGACGCTTTAACGGACCGCATTGACGTAGGCCCGACCATCGCCGGATTAATGCCCTTCTCAATGCCCTGCGCCTTGCGCTTCTGTTCCGATTGAAGCTGCTTTACATCACCGACAGCTTCGAAGCCAGGGCAATTTGTTCCGTAAGCGTCTTCCGAATTCACTTCCCAACGCGCACACAGCACAGGGAAATAATCATATCCAGACTCGCGAAGATACTTGCCATCGACGGAATCTTGAGGGTTATACATTCCTCCCTGCGTTCCGGATGCTCCGCGCTCGTAATAACATGACGTGAATTTTTTGTACTTTGAGTGAAGTTTGCGCGGGTCATAATCTTCATTCGGCTGAATCACATGGCAAACGTCAACCCACGCTTCCATCAATCCCTGGTTCCAGCAATTTTTGACGTAATCGCTGAAATTATGCCAAAGATATTCGCCCGTATTTTCGTTCTTAGTTCCAAACTTCTCCAGGACCTGCCGGACAGTCATTCTGAATTGACGAAAGAAAACGCAAACGCGCCCCTTCGAATCCGTAGCAATCATGTAACTTCCAATCGGAAAAACGTAAGTACGGATAACGTCTTCAAAATCTTCTTCGATCAGCATGGCGGAAGTTGCGAAAACGCCCATATCGCCGTACACAATCGGCAGCGAATTGTAAAGATTAGACTTCAAAAAAATGTCAGAGAGCCGTTGGCTTACAGTGCTAAGCCATCGCTTAATCGTTCCCTGTTCGGCAAAGCCAGGGTCCGGAGTTGTCACTTTAAACCAAGGGCGAGCCGGTGAAGTCACATAAGAAGTCATGCCGCTGCGAAGTGTGCGGACCGCTAGCGACGCTGTTGAATCAATAATTTTGCCATTCCTGCGCCCACCCCTGTTTACATCGGTCGGGTCGAAGCGAGGACGACGCGGCAAAATAAATTCTCCAGTTTCTTTCCAATCAGCCAAAAACGACGCCTGTTCAAGCTCAAGCTGCGCGCGAAGAATCTCATATTTCTTGCGCTTGCTCTCAACGCCAGGTCCGCGTGTTTTTGGCTCAGCTGATGCCATTATAAACCTATGAGTGTGTTATTGGCTTGTTGAGAAGGACCAGAAACTTCGCCTAACGGTCCATTCAAAATTGTTTGACGACGACCGGCTGCCTGTTTCGCCTGCTGCGCCTGCTTGTTCTTAGCAGCGAGATTAACTTCATCGGCTGAGGCCTTATCCTGATTAGCTGTAGTATTTTTTGAATTCGCAAGAGCAGCGTCATTCGACGCATTAGCTTCTTTCTTCGCGCTGTTTTTAGAAGCATTGGCCGCTATAGCTGAACCGCCGACAGCCGCAGCTGCACCGATAATCGCAGGAATAAAAGGGACAATAAACGGCATTTTAAACCTCCAATAGAAAACTGCGTTCAAAGTTTTTAAAGCCCATTCCAAGAATTCTCTCCGGCTTTACCGGAGTTTTTTCATTGAGCCCGAAAGCAATCCAGTCAGAATTTTTCTTTCCAAATTCGATGAACGCTTGCATGAGCATAGTTCCAGCTTGTGTTCCTCGCTCTGATGGAATCACCCACCAGGCTAGCTCTGTCAAGGTTTTTATTTCTGGATTAAAATAATGAGGTACGAAAAAACCAAAGATGAATCCAACCGGATTGCCTTCTTTTTCCGCAATAAAAAAAACGTGGTTTTCGCTAATCAAAAAAAGCTGCTGCCTGACATACGCTTCATTTCCAAAAAGCGGCTTTTTTGTCCCTACGAATTCAGAGAAAATTATAAGCTGAGAAATAACCCAATCAAAGTCTAGTGGATTCGCTTGACGAATCGTAGGGGTTTGCATAACAAAACACTGACACAAAATGGCGCATGTGTCAAGTAGTTACGTTCTGGAGGGCGAAAAGGGGTCCCAATCAGAGGCCATTTTACCAGCGCCATTACGACCAGCCTGAGAGCTAAATTGCCCAGGCATATCGGGAGTTGCAAAGGTAAGAGCGAGCGCATCAGCGTAATTCGGAGAGCGCTTCAATCTTTTTTTAATCATGTCTTTATCTTCCATCACAAACTTGCCTTTAGAATAGCTATAAGTCGGAATCGTAAGCTCAGCGATAAGCTCTGGAACTCTCGGCAAAGCACCGCCAGCACGAACCCACTCCGCCATTTTCAACCACATATAGGCCCGCATATTCAAATATCTTGGGTCCGGAGCATCGCTGTTAAAAGCGATCGGAATTGGGTTATGCCCGACAGACCGCATAAAGTCGATAGCGCCATGCGCCCATCCAACGGTATCGTCGAAATATTCGACCTCGCTTTCCCATCTTGTTTTTGCAGCAATAACTCTGTTCCCAATATCAATCGACGCGGGGGAATCTCTTTTATGCCTCATAGCAACAGGACGAAACGCCGCCATTCCCTGACGCGGAAAAATGCAAGTAATGTCGTCGCCGAATCGCGCAACGTCAATGCCCAATCTTTTTTGTGACCAAGAATAAGACGGCTCCAATAAATGTTTATTCATCGCGGCATTTACTTCATCCGGACCAAGCAAAGTATTGATCGACGACGGCGGAAATTTACCCAAGATATAAGACATAACCCACGGGTCATTTCGTCCGTAAAGTTTTATTTGTTCTTGAGCCCATTCAATACTGATACGAGGAGAACGGTTCGGGTCTTCGGGGTCGCCTGTAATTCGAACGATGTGCCAAAGATGCGCCATTGTCGTCGCTGCGAAATAAAGCATACCCTCAAGCGAAGTCGGGTTTCCCGCTTGCATTATCTTTCCCCATGTACAGTTCGACAAACCTTGCTCAGCGGATTTTAATACGTTGCTTGAAATATCGCCGGACTCGTCAATCAAATACAAAATATATTTTGAGTGCAACCCCGATAGCGTTCTGCCTTGCTCGTCCTCATTCGCTGACTTTGACCAAGTTCGAGCAGACATCCACCAAGTTGACGGAAATTGTCTTGCGAATATTCGTTCTTTTGTCCATACAAAAGCCTCGCGCAGAAATTCGCTCCGCTGATGCCACACAGACATTTCTTTCCACAAGTTGTCTTTCAAGTTGTCCGACGTAACAGACATGGCGGCAGCGTTCGGGTGATAGCCCTTGTCAGCGTAGCAGCTTAGAAAATTCCAGCCGCACCACGCGAGAACAGCCGTCTTCCCAGGACCGGCGCAGGCCTGGAGGCTGATACGCATTTTCTGTTTATCTTGCGAGGGGACTACGGTCAAGACCTCTTTTTGCCACTTGTCAGGCTCGACCTTGAATTTATCCCAAACAAATTTTATGGGATTCTCGCGCCACTCTGTAATTTTTACTTGGGTAGCGTTCATAAGTCCTGGTGAATAATGATCGACGTTAATTCCTCGTCATATTCAGGTACAAGACTTGAGCCGTTGCAACGCCAGCAATCAGGTGGGCATCCGTCAACGTCAGAATCATCTTCGGGGCAGGCTTGAAGGACCACTGGGTTACACCAGCATTTTGTACTATTTTCTCTGTGCGCCAGCGATTCGAAATTATTTATAAGATCGCGGACCGTGAGGCGTTTCTTGCTCAGGATTTTTTTCACTATCCGCTTAGCTAAGGGCATGGCTTCTCCAGACAGGCGTACAATTCTTCCGATGTGTAATGCTCTTTTCCACAATGGACGCAGATATAAATAATGGGCTCGATGCTCAAATCTCAAGCTCCTTTATGTCAGTCTTTGCGTCAGCCGCTTTAACCGCTTCTTCATTCACAGCCATTGGCTCCTGCAATATTTTCTCCATTTCTGCTACGGGCTTTGGAGCCGGTAACGCCGGAGCGTTGGAGCCTGCAACTAAATCTTCCAGCGTCATACCCGTATGTCTGTGATCGACAACCTCGCGGAACATGCTCATATTCTTTCCGAGTAATTCCAGCGCGCGCAGCCTGTCCCATAATTTTATTTTCTTCGTATACCCGATCTTCTCCTTGCTGTCGCCCCTACCCTCAAACTCCTCCGTGACCTCAACGGCCGCAATAACGCGAGCAAGGTCCGCGGGCATTTGCGAAACGTCGAGTAGATTCCCATTCGAGTCATACGCGCGCCGAATATCCGCAAGCCCGATTGACTTCAACTCACCCAACAGCCTTGACTTCATCCATTCAGACCGATGGCCCAGCGCTTCCTCGTAAGCCGTCTTTCGTTCCGGATGCTTCGCGTCATACACCCAGCGCACAATGACGTCGTACCTTACGTCCCACACCTCGCACAAGTCCACTACCGACCCGCCGCAGGCCACATTCTCACAAATTACCTCAAGCAAGTCTTCCTCGCGCAGCTTAGCCGTCGTCCTGTCCTGCCTCTCGCGGCGCTCCTTAGCCAGCGTTTGAGCCGGTGTCCTTATAACCTCGCCAGCGACAGCCGCATCTAAAGGAGTTTGCTCAGGCGTAGCGGCATTCGTGGGTGTTGTCATATCGTCCATGCCATAAGTCTAGTCCTTCCCACTACAAAATTCAAACAGAAAAATTCTCAAAAAAAATTCTCAAAAAATTTTTACCGGAAAAATCTATTAAAAAGTGAGGCGACGGCGGAAGGGCGAACAGACTGACGCGCGCGCGTGTGGCGCGGGGGTACCCCTGGGGGCCTAACGTCCCTTGTGAAAATTCTCAAGCGGCGTAAATTATTATAGGACGCTGATGCTGCTGGTGATGCTCTGCCTGTGTCTTTCAATGCGCGCGAAGCTGGCGACCGGAGGCGAGGCAGAGCGCTGCTTATTGGCTGGTTTATGGCTTTTCTGCGGATTGGCCGTTAAAACATGCCGTCAAATTTGACATTACAGCCCTTTTCTTTCTGTGGTCGATACGTCCACACCACCCGCGCGCAAGGCGCGAGGGCGTGAAGCGCGGCGTGATTACGCGAGGCGGACGACGGCGAGGCCTTTAGAGCGCGGCTCAGTTCGGACTTTCCAGCCGTGGCGCTTAGCGTGGGCGATTGCGGCTGGCTTGTGCTTTGCGTTTGCTTTGTTGTCTGGCTGGCCGTTTAGCAATTCGCACCATGGCAGCAGGCATTCTGAGCCAGGCTCAAGCGCGGCTAGCTGAGGATAAAGGGCAGGGCGACCCATTGGCCCAGGCTCTTTATGTTCCTTTGGGATTCGCGCGGGCCTATCCCAATAAAGCGCGGTACATTTGGCGCAGCGGCGCGGATAAATTGGCTTGCGAGGCATCCAGTCATGTCCGCAGCGCTCGCAGTGCATTAGTCTATATTCCATGTTAAAACCTCCATTTTAAGAATAATATAACAGTTATCAGTATCTAAGTCAATTCGGCCTGCTTCCCTTGCTATGGGTAGCAGAGGCATATCAAGACTTACAGAAAAGCCAGTATACTTTATCAGTTATCAGTAGCCTTTTAACCTCTTTTTAGTCTTATACCGAGTCCATACTGATAACTGCTATACTTCTCTTATTTATTATAGATATTTCCTTCTAAAGAAGTATAAGAAGCATAAGAAGGTAAGTATATAGAATAAAGGTTTACAGCGCTTCTCATGCTTTCAATGCTACCTTAAACCGCTATAGCTTGCGCTTAGCTTACATGATGCGCGTCTGGCGCTAAGGCCTACAGCTACAATCTGCGGAAGGTTGACAAATAAATAAATGTAAATAGTTGGTTGACAATTAAAGTTTTGTCAGGCATTATCCGTTATATAAGGTAACTGCGGCCGCGCGCCGCGAAAGGTTGCACACATGACACACACCACACGCAAAACACAGCACACAACGCACACAATAGAGGAGAAGCGCGCATATTTTGCCAGCCTGCGGCAGCGCTGGACAGATGCGAAAAAGAAATACAGCGAATCCGAACTTGGCGAGGCGCGAGCTTTTATTAAAGATCACGCGCTATCAATCAGCCCCTATAGTTTTATGTTCGTTCAATATGCCATGCGCGCTCAAGGTTTTAGCGGCATTCCATACTTGGACTGTAAAACATACCGCGGCTGGCAGGAATGCGGATTCCAGGTTAGAAAGGGCGAGCGCTCCACGATTAGCGGCATTACATGGATAGGCGCCACAGGTAAGAAGACCGAAGGGCCAGACGCGCCCGCAGCCGGTGACGACCAGCGCGAGAGCGCCTATCTAATGCCGAAGGAATACCACCTTTTCCACCGTTCACAGGTCAGCCCGACAATGGCCGCTGCGCTGGACGAGAAACAAGGGGAACTTTTATGAGCCGCGCCGCTGCCGTAATCGAGATTTTAAAAGCATTCGCGGACTCAATACGCGCGTTGGGCTCTGTCCCATCCGGCGAGCTTTACGCGCGCGCCTGCGGCACTATGACGCTAGCACAATATAACGAGATTATCGGGATTTTAAAGCGGGCCGGACTTGTGAGAGAGGACGGCTACCACATTTTAACCTGGACAGGCCCACAACAACAGGAGGCGACGTTATGAGCTTTCAAATAATGCAGGGAAATATTAAAACACTGGATTGGAACCGGACAGCAGAACACGCGGCCAGGTTATCACCGCAAGCGCTGGATTACGCAATTAATGACGCTATGGCTTGCGTTATCGGCGACGTTGACGCGGGCTTTTACCTTGACCAGCTGAGCATATACCGGCAGGAGCAGCAGCGCCGACAGTATCCACGGAAGGCGGCGCGCCAATGAATAAGAGAACTTGCAGCACTTGCAGGAGAAAACAAAATAAACGCTATATGAAATACAGGCAGATAAACAACTCAAAAAAAACCGCCTGGATTTGCAGGCAATGCGAGGCCCAACAATGACACACGCGGAAATTTTAGCGATTGCTGACCCGATAGTGAGCCATGCGCGCGCCTGTATCACATGCAGAACAGCACCGACCGACGCCAGGCTATGCAGCCGCGGCCAGGATTTGAAATATCTGGCGCTTGCATTGATTGATACGCCGGAACCGGTCGAGCCGGAGAAGCGCTGCGCGTGCTATTTGTGCAGCCGATGCTCTGGAATAACAAAAGATAGAAATTTAATTTGCGACCAATGCGCGCAACTTTGTTTTATTTGACACAAACGACACAACCAAGGAGGTAACACCATGACACCGAGAGAAAAAACACTTTTAAGCGCTTGTGAGAGCGCTGAGGATTTTATAAACGGCCTTGAGAATTACAGCGACGAGGCGCGCGCGGTACACAACGAACTGCGCGAGGCGATAAAGGAAGCGACAGAGGAAAAGCCCGAAATCACAGAGGAAGAAGAAACGCGGCGCGGAGTGCTGATAGCAAAGACTTTGCTATTAAAGCAAATAAGAACAGGATTAGCGCGCGGACGTTTTAACACGGACAGCGGAACAAAGACAGCACTGGGACTATACCGGACAATGCAGCGAATTATCAAGGAGGGCTTATAAAATGAAACCAGCACACGCAGATATAAAACTTTCAACCGGAAAAATTATCAAACACGAACGCCAGCCGAACGGCTCACAGACAGCGCGGCCAGCCATGACACACGCCGAAGCGCTGGAGCATGAACAGATTTTAGCCGGAGAACACAAGCGCGGCCCCTGGCTTATCGCCATGGACGCAAAAACCGCAGCGCCGGAGGCTTACGCGGTAGGCTATCGCGTTATAGTTGACGCGGAGGGCTTCGAAGTATGCCGCGGCTACATGGGCGCAGAGAATGCCGCTCTTATCCTTGCAGCGCCGGACATGCTCGCAGCGCTTAAAGCAGCGCTTGACATGGGCGACGAATTCGAAGCGGAAAAGCTGGCGCGCGCGGCAGTAGCAAAGGCGGAGGCGAAATTATGCTAACCCGCGACCGATTTTATACGGCAAGACTTAAACACGACGCAGGAACGGTAAAAATAACCGTGCTGGCACCAAACCGCGCCGCAGCAATTAAACGCATTTGCTTACTTGAAGGATGCCCTGAGCGCGCTATTTTAACAATCAAAATCAAAAAACAAAAATAAAAGGAGAAACACACCATGAACACACAAACGAAACAACCAACGCACCAGGAACTTGACGAGAAGCTCAAAAAAACAGCGGAGATTCTAGGCTTTACGCTGGAGCCCAGGAAACCCGATGACACTTTTAGCGCTTGTTATAGGGTATCAATAAACGGCCCCGATAAAATCTCTTTATGGCTGACCGCGTTCGGCTATCAGGAGCGCGACAGGATAACAATTCACGGAACCTACCCGCGCGACGCTAAAGACCAGTATATTCGGCCCTATGACTACGGCGAAAAACAAATGGACAAAATAACCGTATCTTTGACCAAATCAGCCGAGCAGATAGCCAGGGACATAAAAGCACGGTTCATGCCGGAATACCTGCGGCGGCTGGAGAAAGTTAAAAAGCAGATAGCAGACAGTAACGACTATCACGGCGGCAGGCAGGCAGCTATAAAAGAAGTAGCCGCTGGCCTTGGCTTAGGAATCGACACGCACCGCGAAGACGGCGCTATCCACTTTTACGACGATGGATTTTCTTTCGACGTTGAGCCACACGGACGCGGCAAGGTTAAACTTACCATTCAAGAATTAACACCGGCCCAATGTATCGCCATAGGGAAAACATTAGAGAGGCTAAAATAATGAATACCTACAGAATAACATTCACCGGCAGAGCCCGCGGCGCTATCGGTATCGTTCACGGGCCTATAATTCAGCACATAACCGCAGAGGATGAAGAAAAGGCAATCCTGGCGTTATATGACAAATGGGAGCATGTAAGCCGCGCCAAGATTGAAAAACTAAACTAAAAAACAGCCACCAGCAGCAGACAGGGAGAAAAAAACAAGGAGCCCGAACCATGAAAAAACGAAAAGACCACATAGAAGCGCTTGAAAGTTATTTAAACGGCAATATCTCAACCTTTAAAGCATACCTTAAAGAGCAGAGCGCGCTAGAAATTATCAGGCTGGCACAAGTATCGGAGGATTTTAATATCGGACTAAAGAAAATAGAATATTTCCTGGAATCGTAACCGCAACCCAACACAAGGAGCGCCCATCATGAAAATAGAAGACAGACACAAGGAGAACTTTAAACGAATAAAGCAGCACAAAATAGCATCCGGCCAAACCTGGAAAAATAAAAAGACCGGAGAAATAGTCCGAATCGATTACATCCACGCGCTTTACGGCTGGACAGTATCGGAACCTTACGCAATAAAACAAGACCTTGAGAATATAGAAGAATTTGAGATTTTAAAGCCGGTGGCGACATGGTAAAACCCTGCCGAAGATGCCGCGGCCCGCTGTCCTGGTACGATACGCGCCGCCATTGTTTCCCGTGTATAATGCGCGCCCTAATGCAATGGCCAAGCCTGCACATATTCAGGAGGCGCGACCGGCGCGAAAACCGGCGCTTGATTCAGGAGATAAACAAGAGCTTGAAGCTGAAAAACACGTAATTTTCACTAGACCTAACGGAATCGCGAGAATTAAAATTTTTGTTTTTAGCATTAAAAGCCGATAAGTCCACAGGCGGCGACGACCAATAACAAAAAAAGGAGAAAGTCAAATGTTAATTCGATTCATCATTCCAAATGACCAGGCAGAAAAGATCAATGGATTTTTAGGAAGTCAGACGCAAAAAATGAAACTTATCGCTGGCGAGATTTACGAAAAACGAGGCGTAAAATTCGACCGGCAGAAGTATCTCAGCGGACGCGCTAATCTTGGGGCCGTTCTAATTGGACCAGACAAGAAAGCAATATGCGATGCGCTGGGCCTACCAGCGGACGACTTGTATATTCTTGAAGGTATGACCGAAAGCGAGTATGCTTTGCACGTTAAAAAGTCAAGACAATTTATTC